GTGGAGTAAGGTCATTCGAAGATGAAAAGCGCACTAAGAAAGCTATTGACGAAGCAAAAGCAAGGTACACAAGTACGGAAGATTGTCCAGATTTTCGTCCCAACAACATTTGTCAAAGAATTACAGCCTGGACATTCAACATTCTCCGTAGGAGAAAGAAGAATTTAAGGCCGCCATCTTATGATAATGTTGCAGCGACAATTAGAACGAGAAAAAGCAAAGGTGGAGCTCATAAAGAACTTAAGGAATTCAGAAAGAATCCATTCTGGTTAGACGGCGGACCGCCACCAGAATTAGGAGAACTTCCAAATCTTAAGGGCTTTACTGATCCGTCTCAACTCGACAGGGTTCTTTATTACCACTCGTATAGACAGGAGCTACAAAAAAACAAAAATGATCCGCGAGGATTATTTAGAATTAAGTTAGCAGCCGTCCCTCAACGAGGTGGAAAGGACCGAGTCGCGTCTTTGACAGATGCGTCCACTTTGTCTCTTCTCTATCCACTTGGAGAACAAGCAATGCGTAGTATCAAAGGGGTACCAGGACTTTCTGAAAAATTCAAAGACAACGTGCCTAGCTGTGCAAAGAGGATAAGTAAAGCATTTGTTAATAACGATCCATCTCAACTGTATTTCTACAGCGGAGATTTTGAGAAATCAACAGATGCGATATATCATCGATGCGCAGCGGCGGTAGTCAGAGGTCTTCAAAAAGCCTTGGGATGGACTGAACTTCAAACTTATATTGCTATTTCTAGCTTTAAAGCAGATATTCAAAGAGTTGGTAAAGTAACAAGAGGCACGCTTATGGGCATGCCTCTATCATTTGTTGTTCTATCACTATTAAATCTCTTTTGCGCACACGAAGCTGGTATTCACCAACACTCCGTGGTCCATGGGGATGACTTCTTGACCATAGCCAAGAAGAAACAGATCGATAAGTATATAAAGCTTACATCTGCTTGTGGATTTATTACAAATCGCACCAAAAGTCATATTTCTAAAACTGGTGGTGTATTTGCTGGAATCCACTTCATCCGAATGTTGACGGCAATAAAGAAGAAACAAGAGGAAGACGGATCTCAGAAAACTCGATACATTGCTAAGGGAATTCGATTACCAAAAGCTTCAATTCTGACTGCAAGCAGTCAAGAATTTAATCAATTGGATCCATTCGAAC